TCGAGCAGTCGTCTCACTCGACGTATCGACAGCCCCTCCGCTTCGGCTTCCTCGAGAATCCACGCCTGGCTCTTGGGCTCCTCGCTCAGAAAGCGCTCTGTGAAGCCGGCAGGCGTGTAACTCGGTGCCTTCTCTCCGTTAGCATTCTGGGTCTTCCTCTTACCGCCTTCCTTCCTGAGCGCCGTTGGATCGAGATCATCCACGGGCTCCCAGACCGGCCAGACCCAGCGTAGGCATCGCGGGGCCCTTGGCGGCCACGACCGTACGGCGGCATCCATGACCACGACGTCTTGTTCCTCATGCCGGCGCAGGATCAGATGTGTATCTGTGGCGCGGGACTGCGCACCTGCTCCGGCGCCGACGTCGGTCAGTTCCTTGGATGACTGATTGCCCTTGCTGGTATGATGAATAAGAACGAAGCAGCACTTCAGGTGGTCGGCGAATGAATCCAGATGATTGTAAAGACTGGCCATAGTAGCATTGTCATTCTCGTCGGTTCGTATAGGCAGGAAACGATAAAATGCATCCAAAACTATAATCTTGAACCGACCCGGCGCAAACTGCCCAAAATATGGGCGCAGCGCATAGATATCCTGGAGACGGCCGCGCAGATTCTCGATGTAGAGCCGGTCGGCGATCGCCTCGAGCTTGATCCCGCGGGCCGCCGCAACCTTCGGGATGCGGTTGGCGCTGGTTTCTCCATGCAGCTCGTTGTCGAGGATGAGCACCTCGCCGGGCACGCATTCCATGTCGAGCCAGGGCCGTCCCGTGGCCACGGCAAGCGCAAGGTCGATGACGAGCCAGGACTTGCCTGCCTTTGGCGCCGAGATGATGTTCATGGTCTCACCCTCGCGCAGCAGCCCTTCGATGACAGGTTCGCGCAGTGTGGGGTAGAGCTCAATCATCCGCCTGAGACTCTTTGGCTCAGGTCCTTTACTTACTTCACATTTTAGCATGAAGTTGGATAGGTCGACATTGCCACCTGGCGGAGCACGTGCATTCTCAAATCCTGGTTCATAGCCGGGTTCAAGCGCCCGGCGCAGGTCATGCCAGGTGAAGTCCTGGCCACGGTCGTGCTTGTTGCAATAGGCCAGCTTTCCGTCATCGTCGACCATAACCGCGATGTCCGATCCGCCGGTCGACGTGATCTCCGGGTCGATCGGACAACGCTCGAGCAATAGCATGGTTTTGTCGCCTGCGCGGCGCTCGCCTTTCACAACCACGCCATGTGCTTGGAGCCAGGCCCGGACACCGGCCGGCGTACAGTCAAGCAGGTCGGCGCCGCCCCCGCCGGCTATGGGGACCGTGACGTTGGCCGGCGTTGTGTCATCGACGTTCGCCACAGCTCGCAGGAAGGTCTTGGCTACGACAGTGATCTGCCCCTGTATCACCCCAATGAACTCAGACCGACGATGTGGCCGATCCTCCAAACCAATCACGCTGTGTAGATCATCGCCCTTCCGTGCCATGGTGCCGATCACCTTGACGATCCGCGCCGGGTTGTGAACTGAACGGTCGACGGCAACTACTGCATCGCTGAACTGCTCTGCCAGCGCCGCCAAGACGGCCTTCACCAAGCCGCCATCATCTGCCGGCAGATCAACGCGATACAGCAAGTGGTAGCCGTTACCTGACATCGCAATAATGGGCTTTGGCCAGCCGATGGATGTCAGGTGCTCGGCGACTGCGCGGGCGCGCTCGAGCGCTACGGCCAGTTCGGCGTCGGTCGCACTTACGCCGGCCGGCCGAACCGGGTCGATGTCGATCAGGAGCCAGCGCCGGCGCAGGATATCCTTGTCAGTTGTTGTCTCGCGTGCTCGGGACTTGATCCGATTGACCGCGCGGGCTAAGAGTGCCGGTTCGACCGGATTAAGTGTGACATAAATTCCTGGTGCGATCGCCGACCGATCCAGCTCCACGATTCCGGCGACCGCCGCGTCAATCATGTCATGTGTGAAATAGCCTGAGCAAGTGGATCTGTAATTGCTTCCATGTTCGCAACAATTTGGTGCTCGAACTTCAAGGATACCATCTTCGCAGTCGCTACATATTAATTCCAGGAACTGACGAACTGTTTGTGCTGGATCCTTCATTAAAATGGCACCTCAATTGCCATTTTGGCTTCATATTCGTCTCGTGAAACCCATCGCAACCAGCGATTGCACCACGTGCACACCTCTTGGCCGGCATGAGGGCCCGTTCCCGGCTGGAGTGTGCGTTCGCTTTTTCCACATTCGGGACAATTCTCATGGCCATAATCATTAAAAGCGGTGGTAACACCTTCGCTTTCAAGTGGAGGCGTCATCTCTGCTTTTGCGGGCTTTTCACCCAGTTGATAGCCTACAATGCGGCCATATTTTTCTCCAGATTCCTGTTCAATCACAATGTGGTGCGTTGGTGCCAATGCGCCACATTCAGCCAGTTTTACCGCATCCTCGATACTTTGGGGGACTGGATTGTTTGATCGCCTACGCCACCAAAATTCGGCCTTGTAGCGCGCGTATCCTGTGTGCTCGAAGCAGACCCACTCGGATTGCCAGTGATTGAGTCCAATCTGATACGTGACTCGCATAGTGCGCGGGGCATCCGGCGGCGCATCGCGTTTCACGTGAACGGCGTAGGCGACCCCTTGCACGGGATAGGTCTCGACGGTCACGTCGCCGGAGAGGATGCCCTCGCCGGTGGCCGTCGCGTCGTGTTTGTGGTGATTCCGCTCTGGAAACTCGTGACCGCACTCCGGGCATGTCGCGTATCCCGCAGCCATGATGGTGTGACACTGAGGACACTCCTTGGCCGGCGCGTCGCCGGTGCCGTCATTGCCGCCGATGCGGAGCTGATCGACCGGGCCGTGCCGCAGGATGTTGCCGCCGTAGTCCAAAATCAAGCAATTTTCCTTGCCCTCACAGAGACGGAAACCCCGTCCGACCATCTGGTAGTACAGCCCCGGCGATAGAGTCGGTCGAAGCATGGCCACACAGTCGATGTTGGGTGCGTCAAAGCCGGTCGTGAGGACGTTGACGTTCACCAAGTACTTGAGCGTGCCCGTACGGAAATCCTTCAGGATCCGATTGCGCTCAAAGTCAAGCGTTTCGCCGAAGACGGTCCCCACGTGGACGCCCATGCGCCGGAGCGTCGTGGCCACGTGTGTCCCGTGCTTGATGCCGCTCGTGAAGACGAGGCATGCCTTGCGGTCATAGGTGTGGTTCAGGATCTCCTGGCAGGCCGACGTCACGAGCCGATCCTCATTCATGAGCGCTTCGACCTCACCTGCAATGAATTCACCCGCGCGAACGTGTAGATTCGACGTGTCGGCCTTGTTTCGACCGGCTTTACTGACCAGCGGGCAGAGGTAGCCTTGAACGATCAGCTCGCGCACCCCAATCTCGAAGCACACCGCGTTGAGGATGTTCTCAGGTGCACAGATCATGCCGGACTGCATGCGAAACGGCGTAGCCGTCAGGCCGATGACGCGCAGGAGCGGGTTGACCTTCTTGGCGTCGGCCAGGAACGTGCGGTACATGCCCTCGCCGTCGGGCGGGATCAGATGCGCCTCGTCGACAAACACTAAATCCATGTGCCCGACGTTGCATGCGCGCTCGTACACACTTTGAATGCCGGCGATCGTAACGGCGTATCCTAAGTCCCGGCGCTTCAGGCCGGCTGAGTAGATGCCGACGGGCAGGTCCGGCGCAATGATGCGCAGGTTCTCGGCGGCCTGCTCGAGGAGTTCCCTGACGTGCGCCAGGATCAGCACTCGACCGTTCCAGCGCTGCACCGCGTCCCGGCAGATTGCGGCCATCACCGGCGTCTTGCCGCCGGCGGTCGGGATGACGACGCATGGATTGTCGTCGCGCGCGCGCAGGAACTTATAGACGGCTTCGACGGCTTCGCGTTGATACGGTCGCAGCTCCATCTGCCTACCTATATTGGTTCTTTGTCCGCGCAGGCGGGCGCGATCTCCACAATGATCTTGCCGTCGGGCACTACGCCGGCGCGTTCGACTTCCAGCCTGGTGATCTGGCCGTCGTCATAGAATGCATTGCCGTGTTCGAGCGCGTCGAGGAGTGCTTTCTGCACGTTGTCAAGATCTCTCCGCCGGCCGTCCGGCGGAAAGACCTTCACGCGCACGATCAGCTCGCCGCGCATGGGTTGTGCGCGCATCGCCGTCAGCAACGCCACCACGGCTCTGCGGTAGCGTCTCCCTTCGCGACTGATCAGCGTCCGGAGGCCGACCCGCCGCCAGTAATGATTCACCGACGGCGGGTACGGCAGTTCATACGTCACTTCAGCCATGGCGGCTTCCCGACGTCGCCGGTCGCCGTCACAGCCTCTTGTGTAACGGCGGTCTTCCGGGCGTACTCCTTGATAACATTGGTGGTCTCGCCGGTGTCAAAGCGCTTCTTGTGGGCCACCGTGACGATCAATGGAATGTTGTGCAGCTCGTGGCTGTCCTTGGGGGCCATCACCCCGACGGCGCGACAGATCGCCGACAGCTCCGCGCGAGCGATCCTCACCGTCGTAACGTTGGGGTTGTCGAGGTTCAGTCGCGACCAGAGCAGTCGCCCCTTGAACTCTCCCTCGAGCACCTGGAAGACCAGCTCAAGGAAACTTCCGGCGTTGGATTTCGTTCGCTTCATCTCGCTGTTCGAGATGATCGCCGGGTACTTGCCGATCGGAATCGGCTCGAAGCCGACGGCCGGCTCCACTTCGTTTGCATTGAATCCATTCAGATTCGCCATGAGTCATGCTCCTTATGCTTGAGGTTGATCCTCGTCCGGTTCCATGTTCGTCGGGGGGGTCTCGCCGCGCAACAGTGCGGCGTATACGCGATAGTCCAGGGGGATCTCATCGGGGAGGCTCAGCCGGTTCTTGGCCACGTGTGCCGGCCGTTCGGTGGTGCGGATGATCCGTTCGCCCGTGCCGATACCACGATGTTGTGCTCGGCCGAATTGTTCGTCAACCTTGCGAGTAAGAACTTTGTACGTAGCGAAAAGAACCTCATCGCACCACTCTTGTACAATGGCCGACGCCGTCTTGTGAAGGCGTGGCGAATAGCGATCGTAGCCTTCAGTTTCCGGGTTTTCAAAACGCTCGATCTTGGCGTGTGCAATGAGAATGATCATCATCTCGCGTTCGTTCCGCAGAGCCTCAAGGCCAGCAAGCACCTCGCGCCATTGCGTCAACGCAAACGTGTAGCCTTTCGCGTAGCCGATGTCCTCGATGGATTCGACACCGCGATTTTGGCAGACTTGTGCCCAGATCAGGCGCTCCAACCAGTCGAGGCTGTCGATGACGACAGTGCGATATTCGTGCGACTCCGTATAGAGTTCGCCGAGTGCCATCAACACATCGTTGTAGCGGTGAGCTAATGGGAATCGCTTGCAGTTAATTTCACCAAGCCCATCTTCCGTTTGCACGAAAATAGGCTTTTCCGCCATAGAGCCGAACGTGCTTTTCCCGATGCCATGGATGCCATAGAACAGGGTTCGTCGCGGCGCACGTGGCGGTTTCCCTTGGATTTGTTGCATCAGACTCACGTTATTCCTCCTTGTCGACGGCCTTACGACCACGTCCGGGCGTTGGAGGCGAGAACCCGTTCTCAAGGTATTTCATTGCACGGGTTACCGCACGCGGGCACAAATCGACCCGGACCATGTGTTCCGACGGCTCTTCCAATCTTTCGCCGGTTATTGTATCAATCGCATAGAAATCGACACAATATGTCTGCACTCCCTTGTTCGTCCCGTAAACGTCACATACGCGCTGTTTCACTTCAGCCATAAACGTCACTCCTTTTGTTCCTTCGGTGAATCTACGATCACAATCCAAAGCTTCTGAGTCCGTCAAACAACGTCGGCCATACGTCTGCAGCCCGACAAGCGACCAACTCGGCAATGGCACATCGGCAATCATATTCCGCTTCGTCGAGCAAATGTCCCCCAATGTGCCAAACGCCACAGCGGAACGGCTCGCGTTTTTCTACGGCAATCAT